ATGCAACAGGAGACGGTGTACACACTGAGTCAGCTTTATTTACATTAATTATGCTAGCAATATACCCAGAGCCACCACGCTGGTTTCCATACCAAGACTTAAAATCATCAACGTTATAAAAATTTGTATTACTCTGTTCTTCCTCATCGGAGACAAATACAACAAGCAGCGCTGCATCTTGTCTCATCCAAGTAGAGGCATATGGATTATTAGTTATGTATTCATATACTGCATCGAAGCCTTTCTCTTGCGCACCAAACTTCATTATGCTAAACATATTTATAGCATCACCGATATCGTCTCCGGGTACTAAAGGAAACTGAGCTTCGAGAGCAGAAGCATATGGATCGCTGCTCATCATAGCTAAACGCCAGCCAGATTCTGGCAGAGCGTTCATCATAGCTTCAATTCCTGCTAATAATTCTGGATCATATTCATCCATTGAGCACGATCTATCGATAACCCACAATATATCAACACCATCAACACTTGACGGTTGAGTAAACGAGTCGACCCAGATCTCTCCATATTCGGTGCTCCTGGGTACATCTGTTAATATATAACCTGGAACTTCAAATCTATTATTTTCACGCTCACCGTGAACAACATAGTCAATGCTGCTGCTGCAACCACCAAGCACTGTTATAAATAGCATTATAGCTAATTTTAATAAGTTATGTACCATCCCTATTAATACGTAGAGATGGGATTCGTAAAAAGTTGGTGTTCTTCTACATTTCTTTGATAGCTAGCATCATCTGTAGCCATCTGATAATCAGAACCCTAGACTTTTGGGCTCTTAAACAACATTAATGTCTTTTTTGAATCTTAGATAAAAATATTGTTTTAGTTGCTCTTCGAAGGATCTTATTTCTTTACATCAGAAAAATCGCTAATTTCTACAAACAGTTTTTTTCTTTGTTTAAGCTTTTTTCTTTTTTCACTTAAGTGCCAAGAGTCTTCAATTTGACTATTGAACGTTTTGTTTAACAAGCTTTTTTTTTGTTTTCTGTTTGCGTTTATAACATTATTCATTTTTTCCTCCTTTATCACCTATACTGGATACAATCTCAATCATTGAAGCTGGTAATATTTCCAAACTTCCTCTTTTAAACCAGTACACGTGTATCCTGTCATCAGCATATGATAGCCACGCTAACCACTCTTCACCTGCGTATGCTAACCTGTCTATATAGATGATTATCCCATAAAGTGTATGAGAATCTGCCATAAGCCACGGTCTTTCTTTAACTACATCCCCTATTTCGTATCTAATATAATGTGATTTCTCTGATTTATTGGACATTCTTTGTAGATAATCGGGTGGATCTCTTGCTCACCACGTGCTATTCTATAGTTTATTTAGTACGAAGACCTTTGTGTCGGAGGCACATAATAGACATGGTGCCTCTATGATTGATAATCCAGTTAACCGATCAGTTTTAAAGTAATTAGATATTAATCTCATAAGAGGAACATTGTTTAATAAATTCTAAGTATGTTAGACCTAAGAACCTTGCTGCATCTTTTTTAGAGTTAGTTGCTGAGATAGCAAATATCAACACTGCCTCTTTCACTATTGGAGTCATTCTTCTCCATATATCAAAACCATATAATCGGTTGTTTATATAGCTACAAGAAAGTTCTAATTTTACAGCTATCAGTTCTTCTAAACTTAGTGAACTAATACAGACTATATTAATATCAGATAATAAACCTTGATCTTTTAGTTTATTAGTGATACTAGTATTGCTAGTAGTTGACCTACTATCTTTAACTTTCATTAACTTTCACTGTTAGTATTTTATTTAGTAGATTTAACTTTCATTGTTAGTTATTGAATGATTTAACTTTAGTGGGTATCTTTACGGGAACAGGACAAGTTGATTATAACGATGATTAATAATCTTGTCAAGCTTTATTTTTAATTATATTTCCAAATCTATGTGAGCGCCTTCTGCTAGCGGATCTGTGGGTTCATCCATTTTCTGCTTTGCAGACTTGTATGCTTGATTGGTCGGCTCATTTACAGATCCATCCAACTCTTCTTCAAACTTATCAAAGTACAACTTCAGGTTTGCAATCAAATAATCATAGAACATTTCTTGGTCGTCTGGATCAGACAACAGTTCATAGTGATCGATTATTTGACTCTCAACTTGCTTGAATGATTCGTAAGCAACATTACGACCGGTAAGATCACCCTCTACCCCAGTACCGAAAGCATCTCTAGGATCATCATCCACCTCTTCTTCATCGGATGATTTTTCTGCATCGGTTCTAATATCGATAAACTTATCGTCTTTTGTTGGATCCACTTTACCGATATTTACATCCAGTTCCTCTCCCATATCTTGTTCATCTAAGCTAGCGCCTCCAGCAGCGTCAGTATTAATTTGAGCAGGTGTCAAAGTATTAATAACAGCATTGATTATGTGTGCTCTGTATGATTGCCTCTGCTCAGGATTACTAGTTAGACCCTTGTAATCAGTTTCGAAGTTTTTAATAATCTTCAATAGAAGCTGCTCTAGCACATTGATGCCAGTTGATTTATTAGGAGTGGGATCTACTCCCGCTACTGAAGATTCCGATAGCATTGATTTAATTTCAAGTTTGATTAATCGATTGATTAAAGCATTTGCAGATTTCTCTTCTTTGATATTTGTGCGCTTAACGTGCCTTATAAGGCGGCGCACATTCTCTCTTAGTAGTTTCTCTTCTTGATTCATCTTAAAACACCTCTTTCTATAATTAGTCTCATAACCTCATTGGCAATGATTAAACTCTCATTATTAGTTTTTCTCTTGGGTCTATCGGACCCAGATCCCAAAGGGGTAGAACTTCCAGCTACTGCACCACCACCCATACTTGCCATCTCATCAATTTTGTCTATTCCAAGTATACTCAAAACCATATCGACATTCTCTTCTCCAATAAAATCAGATATTTCTTCACGATTCTCTGGGTTGATAAGTGCATTACGAAACTCAGTCGCGCTGTATGGTTCACCGCTTGGTCGTAATGTTGGCTCTACGGCTGTTTCTTGTGGATCAATTAATTGCACTCCGTCTTTAATATACTTTGCTGCCCTCGCCCACCTTGCTACATCTCTTCCTTTTCTGCTAGCACCTAATATAACTTTAGTGCCAGGATCTAGGGGACCATCTGATCCGATATATTCGTATGCTGCTGTTATAGGAGAAGCATGGTCTGAGATGCCTACCTCTACATTCGGAATAGACTTGGTTAGCTCTTTCCAGATAGCAAAAGAATCTTCAGCGGTGATCTCTCTTCCGTTTGGAAGTGTGCGCCCGCTCTTTGTTGGTTTCGATATAATCACGATTACTTTATCAGCCATAGAAGCGTATGCCTCCACCATATCTAAATGTCCCTTGTGTGGTGGCTTGAATGCCCCAGGAACGATTGCAATTGTTTGCTCGACAGTTGGGTCGATATCAAAATATTCTTCCTCTTCTTCCTCTTCTTCGCTTATTTGACTTGGAAATTTAGCACCCTTGTCGACAGCAAAGTTTGCGCGGCTAAATTCCAAACGGTCTACGAACTTGATTCCATTACCTGCGTGATCGACTGCGACATATCCCTCTGGATTACTAACTACTAAATCACCGCTACCATCATCGATAAAATGCTTTGTATTATATACAGCATTATTATATTTATTAATAAAGATGTTCTTGGCTTTATACAACAGTCGACTTATTTTGAATATATTAAGTATGTCTTCTTTCTTGTTGTTGAAAGATTGCATTGTTTGCTGAGTGTTGTCTGTTGCTCTTTGTTTTCCCTTATCGCTCTTTAGCTTATCGATCTTCTTTTGAGAACGTTCTGAAAACCAATTAATGAAACCATCATAAGACTTCATAGGATCTTCTAGAAAGTTACCAGATCTGATTTCAGTATTAATGTAAATGTTCAATAAAGCCGCTGGAAGATTATCATAGTCTATTTGACTGTCAATTGCATCGGACTCATTTACCAATTTAACAACTTCAGCTTCTTCTTCATCGGTCAATGTCACAGTTCCGGTATCATCTGTGAAGTATGCGTCATCAAACCAAACCTCTGGAGATCTTTTAAGACCTGAAACATCAGCGCCAAAACTAGCTCCACTGTCCAAACTACTATACGTTGTATGAAAAACAATACCGAATTTAGCTTGTCCAATTTGTTGACCTAAACTAGAATCGACTGGAACTGCATAAACAATTGTGTTAGGCTTAAATCGATAATGTGGCTCCCCATCAATATTAGTCG